TCACCAGATTGTCCGATTTGCGATAGCTTGCAAAGAATTTCATAATTTCCTCGTAATGAACCGCTGCGTAATTAGGCGTGACCGTATTTGTAGTTCTCTTCTGCGTCGGCCAGGTAGCCGACGGCCCTCAACTGCCGCTTGGTATCGCCCGCCCATGCCTGCGCCTCGCGTGCTGCCAGGCGAGCCCCGGTGTACCACTTGAGCGCGTCGGCATAGTGCAGCTTGACGGTCAGCTCGTTGAATATCAGCACGACCAGCCGCCCGTCGAATTTCACCGACCAGCTCTTCACGTTTGACCGCAGGGTCGAGCGCCGAAAGCGCCGCGCCGGGGTGAGGTTCCGCGTGCTGTTGTTTACCCGTGCCAGTTCCCGCCAGGCTTGCGGGTCGAGGCCATCCTCGCGGCTCGCCATCTTGCCGGCGAGCTTCACGCCCGCCAATAGCTCGAAGGCCGTCTGGTACGGGATCCGGACACGGTGCTTGCCAAACGTCAGCAGCACCATGTCCAGGTTCGCCCGGCTCGTCACCGATTCGCTCAGGAAAACGTCGCTCATTAGTCGAGCGATATATCGAGAGCGCCAATCGCGAACTCCGGCGTGATGCCGATGTTGACGATCAGGTCTGACAGCAGCGTCGAGAAGATCTGCAGCACACCCGCGCCGGCGGCGGCAAAGCCAATGCCGACGTCCGTCTCGGTCTCCGGTCCCGTGGTTGAGATCGGGAAGGTGATCGGGGCGTCGTTGTCGACGTTGCCGGACGCAACGGTCCAGCCTGCTGTCGTCCGTGGCACGGGCTGGCGAGCGTATCCGCCATAAGCGGCCTCGTTATCCGTCTGCAGCGTCGAGGCGTCGGTGATGGCGTTGCCGGTATGGAGCGAAATGTGGAAGTTGTTCGCCACGGCGGACGGTTGCAAGCCGGCGGCATCGCCCACATTCGGCAGGTTTGTGTTTGTGAACAGGTGGTCGAGGTTGTCGTCCTCGAATAGGTCTGTTGCGCCAGTCATAGCCTCTACTCCTCGGCGTCGTCGGGCCCGGCGGCCGTCGTGGCCATCTGCCCTGTGAATACTTGAACGGCTCCGACTGCTTCGGCGACTCCTTGTGCCTCGGCATCACTGACTGCGTCACGCAGCGCTTTTCTTTCGGCTCCCTGTTTCGCGGCGACCGCTTGCTCGTGCGGCGTCGCAGCGTAGAGCAAGGGATAGTCATCCCGACTCTTCGCGGCCAAACGTGCGAGGTGAGCCTCTTTTCTGGCCTCCCTCGCGGCTGGTGACATTCTCATAACGGTGACTCCTGTTGTTGCGGGCGAAATATAACACGCGACTTTGTAGCTGTCGCGGGCGGGCGATATGGGCGGCGGGTCGGCGTCACGTCAGCGTCCCGGTCCCGATAAGGATCCTCTGGCCCTTCGGCCCGAAGAAATAAACCTGCAGCGTGCCGGTAACCGACGCCGGTCCACGGGTGATCGTGAGGGCCCTGGACTCCTTGAAGAGCGCGCGGATGGTGGTGAGGCTGGCAAGGTCCTCGGCGTTGCTGGCAAGCGCGATGCCGTCCGAGAATAGTGTGTCGCCGGGCGGTATGGCTCCGGAGGCTGCCAGCACCTCCGCCTGGATATTGAGGTCCGCCGGCAGGGTGAGTGCGTTTGGGAAGGCGGCGGAACTACCCGCCGAGCCGAAATCGTGCGGGCTCGCAATGAGCGCACTGTAGTCCGTCTGATTCTGTTTCTTGCGCCGCCTCACACGAGCGTGAAAACCGCGCGCGTCAGCGGCGGGGCGTCCCGTGGGCGTCGCCATAGCTCACTCCTGTGAGCCGGCGGCATCGCCTGCAGACTTATCGCCTGTTGAGGGAGCCACGGCCTTTCGCACTGGCCGAGCCATACCGCGGGCCCGCTGCACCGAGAAGGCGGCATCGATCGGCGCCTTGCCGGCCGCCTCAAGGATGGCCTTCAGCCGTGCCGGAGCCAGCGCCCGGTTGGCGCGCATAACCTTCTGGGACTTGACGTAGCCCCGGACTGCATCCACGTGCCGGTCGTTGGCCTTCATGGCCGGGTACAGCTGGCCGAGCAGCTCTTTGGTGCGGGCCTTGCACTTGTCCAGGTGGGCCTCGGCCTCGGTCATATCCTCGTCGATGGCCTGCAGCTCCTCGCGGATCTTCGCCTTGCGCTCGTCCTCGGGGTCCTCGACCTCCTTCGGGCGGGCGGCCTGCGCGGTGTCGATGGCCGTCTTGCGACGGACGTCGTCGGCCTTGCGCTTGGCCTTCTGGGCGTCGGAGCGGGGCTTGCGGGCCTTGCGGGCCTTGTCCTCGACGGGAGCCGCGTCAGCGGCCGGTGCGGCGCCGGGCGCAGCTGCCACAGCCTCGCTGTCAGGGGCGGATTCGGGTGCGGCTACCGTACCAGAGGCATCGGGATCGGCCACGTCCGGGGCACTGGTGGCCTCGTTTTCGGCCTCCGGCGCCTCTTCTTGGCCGTTATCGGCGGAATCGGCCACAGCGGCCGTGTCTTCGGGTTTGTCCTTGTCAGCCATTCGGGGCTCCTTAGTGAGGGGAGCGGGCCCATCGCGGGCCCGCCTCCGTAGCTGTTGTGCCGGCTTAGAACTCGGTCGTTACCAGGCGGGCAGCTTTGATCTGCTTACGCTCCGGGAATGTACGAGCCCAATTCTGGACGCCGTCAGCGATTTCCGCGTTGGTCGGGCCGCCGTCCGGGTTGGCTACGGAGCCACTCAGGAAACGATGACCGACCGGGTGCATCGACCATTCGATGCGTGAGAAAAGGCTCTCGGAGCCGCCGCCGTTACCTTCTGTCGGCTCACGGTCGACCTCGGCCGGGACCTTCGGGTTGCCCACGCCCCAGCGGGATGCGGCAGAGCCGAATATCCACGTGTCGAATACGCCAGCGGCGTTCGGCATGGCGTCGTCGACGATGACGCGCCGGCCCAGGAAGGTCGGAATGTCAGCCGCAGCGGCGTTAATGGAGTCGGGGATGAAGTCGATCAGGTTGTTTTTCTGGGCCTTCGAAAACACGATCGAGTGCATAAACACTGCGACGAAATCGCTCTGCGAATCGCCTGCCGTGGTGATGGCGTCGATGAATGCCTCGGCCGAGAAGTCCGTCACGCCCGGCGTAAACGCACCGGAGATATCGACGGTCAGATCGTCCTGCGCGGCGTTGTTGGTGATGCCGGCACGCGGGTCGTCGTTCGGCGTGACCTGCGCGTTATCGGCAAAGATGCCGGCCCAGGTGGAAATGAACACCGCCTGCAAGCGCCGGCGCCAGTACGAGGCGACGCGGTTTGCGATCGCGTTGGTCGGGTCGTCCCCGGCCAGGGCCGCAACGAGATCCATCGTTTTCCAGCTCTGGTTACGCGACAGGCGCGTGGCCAGCTCTTGATTGGTCTGGATCTTATTGGGGACGGCGATGGTGGCCGGGTTATCTGACGACACCCGGTCCGCGAGGATATTGCTGTCGTCGTCGATATCGCGCCATGACGGTGCGTTGAAAGTGGTGCCGCCGCCGGCCAGGAAGCCATCGAGAGCAGGATCGCGAACGACCACGCCTGAGTCTATCAGCGCTGTTTTTTGCTCGGTGAGGGTCTGGACGTATGGGGCGAAGATTTCCGGGACGACTACGTCCGCGATTCTGACTTCGGCCATGAGGTTACTCCTATCGTTTCAAAAAGAGCCGGCCCTCACGGCCAAGCAGTTGATTGCAGAGCGATCCTAACGTACTGGAGCGATCGCGCCTAATTTTACACCCGCGGCATCCATCATCGCGATGGCCGCCGCCTTGTCCGCAGTGTACGCCATTGACTGTTTAGTCATGTTCCAGCCGGCCTTTGACCACGGATTATCCTTGCCCACGCCACCGCCCCCAGCACCGCCAGCCCCATGATCTGCGCCTGCTCCGACCGACTTGGGCCAGAACATTCGGTACGCCTCATCACGAGATACCGCAGCGAAATAGTCATCGGGTTTCTGGTTCGGGCTCACCCCGCTGCCGGCGTCGAGTTTGGTGACGACAGTCCCGTCTTGCGCGACTTCGAAGTTTTTTGCTACCAGGGTCACGAGGTTCCCGACGCCAGCACCGGCGGCACCGCTTTTATTAGCGGACTCGGTCAGTGCGTTTCGGATTGTTGTGTCCCTCGAGTTGCCGAGGGCAGCGTCGCGTTCATCCTTCAGTTTCTGGTTGTCCTCGGTAAGGCTGGCGACGGACCGCTCGAGGTCGTGGAGGCGTGCGGACACCTCCGTATCTTCCCCTTCGCCGGCGCCCTTACCGTTGGCCTTCCCCTTCACGGGGCCGCCAGGCGGTGCAAATTTCTCCAAAGCCTTGTTAACGACCTCGACCACGTCATCACGACTTAGCCCGGACGAGCCCTTCTTCGCGAAGTCAGCTCCGGCGTCCGCGAACCGTTTCTTCAGCGCGTCGGCGTAGTTGTCAAAATCTCCCTGAGTCTTCATGCCGTTTGCCTGCAGGACAAACTTGCCGTCGATCTCTTTGTAGTGGGTAGCGAGCCCTTCTGGGATTTTCGCCTTGTCTGAATAGACAGCTTCTAAGGTCATCGGTTGCTCCTCTCACAGTGAGCGTTATTGACCGGCGGATAGTAACGCCGGAATGTCGCCGGCGCAAAGGCGGCGTCAATTAGCCGCGGGGACGCGGCCGGGGAGCGCCCGGTGGCGGTGGGGCAGGGACGTTAGCCCGCTGGAAGCGGCCGGGGTCCTGATCGTACAGTTCGCGCAGCGTGAAGCTCTTGCCGGAATTGTCCACAAAGCCTTTCAGATCAATCTCTCCGGAGCGGAATAGCCTGCCCCGGGCGGGGCCCAGAATGTCGTCCTGAAACTGCGCGTTCTGCCGGCCAAGCCACTGCGTATAGGTCGTCTCGGCGGGGACCGGGCCTACCAGGCGGGCCACCGCCCGGCGCCGTGCCGGCCCGCGAAGCCCGCGCAAAGCGCGCTCGTTTGCCGCGTTGGCCGGTCGCGAGCCCAGCTTGCGGCCGTTGATCAGGGGCACGCGGATCGAGCGGCAGTTGAAGTGGATGGGCGGTATCGGCCCGACCCCGACGTCGAACACGTCCCCGTCCAGGGACGAGCAGATGGGCGTGGTGCGGCTATCGAGCGTGGCGACATACTGCTCCTTCGGTATGAAGCGGCGGTTGCGCTGATACAGGGCCTGCCGGATAGCGTTTGAAATGGCGCTGGTTGCCGTCTGGGCCAGTGTCTGGGCGCCGCGCCGGGTAATCTCCCGCACGCCGTCGGCCCCACCCAGGGCCCGCGTGCCGAAGATCCGCTTGCCAATCTGGGTCGGCGTCTCGCCGAATACGAGGCCCTGCCTGATCTGGTCCATCATGCGCCGCCGGTCGTTGACCTGATAGGTGGCGAGCCAGTCCCGCAGCAGGCGGCTCTGGAAGGGGCGCGCGAATACGATGCCGCGGATCTCCCGTCCGGTGGGCAGGGCGGCGTCGAACAGCACCGGCACGAGGTCGTTCAGCAGGCCGGCGACAAAGGCGGTCTCGCCGATCGCCAGCCCCAGCAGCTCGCGGCGCACTATCTTGTTTATGTCCTCCCACGTGGGGTCCAGGAGAGCCTTGATCAGGCGGGCGGTCTTGATCATGCGTTTGGTAGTAGCCGGCCCCGGATCCCAGCCGAGCGTGCTGGTTCGCTCCAGGCGGGCCTTCAGCAGCCGGCGTAGCTCGGGCTCCGAGCCGTTGAGCAGCGCCACGATACGGTCCCGCAGGCCCTTGCCGAACCGCAGCAGCTGGACCTGATGCGCGATCAGCTCGTCCCGGATCGCCTCATTGGTGGTGAGGTGGGCCATTGGCTACTCGTCCTCGTCGCCGGCCTCGTCCTCTTCAGCGGCCGCGCCGACCATCGAGGCCATGCGGCGTGCAGCCCGTGGGCCAAACTCGCCGGCCTGTGCCCGGGCGGCCATTGCCGGATCCGCCATCAGCTCGGCATCGCTCATGCCGGCCAGCTCGTCGTCGTTGCCGGAAAGGGTCTCGTTGTCGGCCTCCTCCTCGATCTGCTCCAGCTCCTCCTCGAAGGTGAACTCCGTGAAGTCCTTCGCGCGCAGGTAGTTGTGGACCGATTTCCACGACAGGGGCACGCCGGCGCTCTTGGCCGTGGCGAAGTCGATCAGGTCCTTGACGTTTTGCGTCTCCTCAATGAAGTCCAGATTCGGCTCGACCTTCACGTCGTCCGGGTTGGCCCCGACCCATACGGCGGCCTGCCGCAGCGAGGTCTCCAGGCCGGTGGCTGCCACGCTGGCGATCGTCTGCAGGGTAGCCGTGCGGGCAGCGACGCGGATCCGCATGGTTTCGGCCGCCTCCGCACCAGCGCCCGCCGAGAGTAGTTTGATGCCCTCCTCGCCGGCACGTTTGTAGTCGTCCTCGAGGGAGGTGCGCTGCTCGGGCAGGGCCAGCGAATCGGGGCCGATAAACTTGGCGTCGGCATCCGGGTCCGGCAGGTTCAGGTAAGCGCCCGAGCCGATGATGGGCTTGGCGTCGTCGCCTGGATTTTCCGAGGACCCGGCCGATATGTCGTAGCCGGTAATGACCAGCGTGTCCTGCCCGGACATGAACAGGGCCGAGCGGTGGTCGGCCTCGCCGCGGTAGATCGCCATCGACAGGTTCGCCAGATTGATCAGCGGTGGCTCGCCCGGGCGGGAGCCCAGGTCGGTGGTGTTGACGAATACAAACGGGATCTCCTCCAGCGTCTTGCCGCGGATAGAAGGCTGGATGGCGTCCTGCATCGCGCCGTCGCGCTCGACCTGACTGGTGTAGACATTCTGGTCGGCGTCACCCAGCGACAGCGCCCGAAAGCGGGGCACGAGGTTCCACGTGAAACGGTCGCCGGTTTCCCGCTCGTAGCGGGTCTCGTCTATCACGGCCAGCAGCAGGCGCCGGCGGGCCTGCGAGCGTTTCGAGTCGTCGATCTGTTTGGGATTCAGCGTCAGGGCTATGTCGTCCCAATTGAGGACCTGCGGCGCCGGGTACTGGATGATCAGGGGCAGATCGCTATTCGGGTCCACGTCCAGGAGCAGCCCCAGCCGGCCGTAGAGCAGCTGGTTGATATGCATCTGCACCAGCAGGTCGTTCAGGCTCTCGCCCTTCGGCGTGGCGATTTCCCGCATATCCTCCAGCGCGTCGGGCAGCTCGATATTGGCCGCCTCCCGATCGAGGATGCCGGTCAGCGCCCGCACCGTCTCCTTCAGCAGGTCCGGGAAAAACGCCCGGGTCAAATATGCGTTGTAGAGGTCGCCGCCCTCGCCATCCAGCTTGTCTTTGCTGTTGGACAGCGCGCGCATGCCGCTGGTTGCCGGCAGGTACTTCGTGGTCTTTGATTTGATATGGCGCTGGCCCTCGTGGGCGTCGAACAGCGTGACCCAATCGGGGCGCCGGGCAAGGAAGTCCGGGTGCGGGTCGGCGATGCTGGACCCGCCTCCGCCGGCGGCGCGGGGCGTCGTCGTGATACCAGGCTGGAGAGGTGCGGTGGTGCTTTGAAGGATGGCGGACATTAGTGGGCTCCGTAGATAGATCCTGAAGTCGGGCGACGGGGTTGGCGGACGGCTCGGTGGTAAGCCCGCGAGAAAGCATCGACCTGATCTTTGAACGTACTCCCCGGGAAGGCGCAAAGCTCATCCAGGAAGAGCGTGTTCCAAGTCCCTCGGACAATTATTACATTGCCGGCCTCCCACTGCGCTGCAGGGGCGTCGGCGCGGACCGCCTTGTCGCCGCTCTCCGGCGAGTAGAAGGCCCTGTGTCTCGGGAAGTCCGCAGCGATATCTTCGGCCTGCGCCTTTCCGGCTTGTCCGGGGTCCTGCGGGAAGTCGATTATTACGAGCCTCCCGTCCTGATCGCCAATATTTCTCATTGTTGTGCGGACTTTATTGGGCGAGCCGCGGAAACGAACCACGTCTTCAATGTAAATCTTGCGCTTCACGTATCGCAAACGCAAACCGACCGTCCACGCAGCGTGCTTGGCGGTGGGCGATGCCGCGTCGGTGGCAGCCAGGTCCCAGCCGCGGACGATCGTGCCGCCCTTCGGCACCTCGTTGGCCTCGCAGTACTGAGCATGCTCCCGCAGGAACAGGGATCCCGCGCGCGGGTGCGGGCGCTGCTGCAGCTGGCCGGCGACGGCATACGACCCGATCTGCGTCTCCAGGTTCGACAGCCGGGGCTCCGGGAATAGCTCGGGCCACAGCAGCTCGCCCTCCTCCTCGCGGAAGTCCCCGGGTAGCTCGCGGCCGCTCTTGCGGAGGGTGATGGGCACGGATACGTGCGGGTGCTTTTTCTCGTAGCGGGCCGGCAGGCACAGATGCACCAGCTCCGCCTCGTCCGCCAGCATGTGCCCGGCGTAGTCCCGCTCGTGCAGGCGCTGCATCATCACGCAGGCGCCGCCATCGATGGAGCGGATACGGGTCGGCAGGGCCATGCGGATGCGGTCCACGGTGCTGTCGCGGACGTCGTCGCTCTCGGCCTGCTCCACGTTGTGCGGGTCGTCGAGGATAACGTAGTCGCCGCCCTCGCCCATGATGCCGGCAACGGAGGTCGAGAAACGGTAGCCGCCGGCGTCGTTGCTGAAGCGGGTTTTCTGGTCCTGATCCTTGCGGATCTGCAGCTTGGTGTCCCGCAGGCTACCGACGACGTTGCCCCACCGCCGCTGATACCAGGGAGAGCGAATCAGCAGCCGGGTCTTGTCTGCGTCGCGCAGCGCCAGATCCGCGCGGTACGAGGTGGCCATGAACCGCAGCCCGGTGCGCTCGCGTTTGGTCCAGGCCCAGGCGTTGAGCAGTACCGATACCGACAGGGACTTCATGTGGCCCGGCGGTATGTTCAGCAGCAGCCGCGGGATCTCGCCGGCAATGAACGCCTCCAGATACTCGTCCATGATCTGGATATGCCGGCCGTCGGAAAAGGCCACCGGGTCCAGCCACTTCCATGCCGACCGGGTGAAGGTGTACAGGCTGTTTTCGCAGCGCTCGGCCAGGCTGGCCTCGAGGTGCGTCAGGTTTTCGAGTTTAGGTGCCGTCGCTGCCATGCAGTTTACGCTGCAGGAGGACGAGTGTTTCCAGCTCCGTATCGTCGAGGTTGCCGTAGTCCGGTCCGTCCGGGCTCGGGCTCATGCTGCCGTCCGGGCTGGATAGTTCGATGGCCTTTGTCGGCTTGTACAGCGGGTGCCGGCTCTTCAGGCACAGCTCCAGGAGGCGGTCCGATTTGTGCAGGACGGTATGGAATAGCGTCTCCTTTTCGCCGTCCTTGTGATAATGCGTGTAAGGCTTGTCCTCCTCGATGCCAACCACGGCCCGGCGTATGCCCTCGCTCTCGACCTGATCCATGAACGTCATCTCGGCCTCGTCCCACAGCTCCCTGAACGCCGGATCCCGCTCCCGCAGGTCGTACCAGGAGCGGCGCCCGATCTCGCCGGCGACGGCGGCTTTGGTAACCGAGCCGGTGGACGTCAGCTTGTCGAGAAACAGGCCGCGGCGGCGCTTGGTGATGGACTTTTTACGCGCCATCGTCCTGTGCCCCGTC